AAATGGGAGAGAATCGCAAGGTGATCTTTGAGGAGCTCAAGAGAAAATGGGCTGAGGAAAATCCTGATTTTGTTTCACTCAACGCCAGTGCGCTAAAAGCCGCTGTCGCAAGGGGCGAAGTTAAGAAGAAGCCTGTCTTCAGTGATGCTCTTATAGAGCACTCTCGTAAGCAAAGAGAAGGTAATCCCGAGAAAGAGGCTAAGCACGCAGCATATCGTTCAAAGGTTGAATCAGCAAGGGTGGCAAAAAGTGTTCCTGCACAAGCACCAGCACCTGTAGTAGAGTCCAAGGCACGTAAGAATCCGTGGGCGAATCTGACAGAAAACCAAAAAAAGAACCGCATTGCCAAGATGCAGCAGGGTAAGACTGCGAAGAAGGCTAAGCCGGCGAATAATGGATACGTAGCATTACCTGCTGGACCTAAGAATGCTGAGGTTGTCGCGGCATCTGCAAATAACGTTGAAGCATTCAAGCCTTTTACATTAAAAGGAGAGGAATACTGGAAGAACGGACTTAACTTCGTCTATAAGAAGACAAGTGAAGGTGGTTTCGGTGATTATGTCGGTAAATATGATGCGACCAAGGATGAGATTGATACGACAGTTGAGGAGCCACCGGTTGAAGGAGGTAGACGGAGAAAGACACGCAAAAATCGCAAGTAAATTTGATTTCAATAGATTAGCATATCATGTCATAAAAATGAACTGGTACGGTAAGGAACATCTGAATCCTAAACGCTTAAGAGCACTCGTGAGTCAGTGGCAATCGCCACCTGGCAACAGTGCAGAGTATTATTACAATCTCTTTCCTGGACTCTATCCTTATCATCTACCTGATGACCATTATAAGGTGAACTATGACGAGACAAAGTATCCTATAAATCGCGATTACAGGACATTCAAGTCGGCTCCTGCAGAAATCAAGTCGTCTCATAAGATTGAGTGGGAAGATGGGTACGGTCCGTGTAATATATGCGTTCTATGTATTGACGCAAAGAAGAGAAATGAGGAACAGAACACAGATTATTACAAGAGGTTGAAGGCGTGGCGCGAAAATGGTACGCAAATGTAGAAAATAAGAATTAAAAAGTCTATATAGAATGACATCGGTCTTTTCATCCATTTTTTCAAATGAAGAGATTCAATATTTGCTGCAGCTTCCGGAAGTTGTTAGTGCAAAGGATAGGTTTGGTTCATCAGATAAGGTACAATTTACAATTGCGTTGACCGATGGAATACGCACGGCTCTACAGACTCGCTTTGGCTTGGATTTATCCAGTGTTTCCGAGATCCCGATGCGATGGATCAAGGGTGATACAGAAGCTCACGTAGATAGAGGTTCTAGGAGTTTTGAAAATACATACTTGGTCTATTTACAGGATAGCGAAGGTGAGTTTGTTCTTGGAACTGACAGCTATCCGATTACGGCGAATACTGGCTTTATCTTCAGTGAAGGCACGATGCACAAGACACTCAATACGGGCTTAACACCTCGTCTTTTAATCGGTCCGATGAACGAATTTGCGGGTCCTGTTGGTGTTAGTTATGCTACAATTATTTATTATGCTAATTTGACCGATGCGACTAACGGGACTAATGCGCTCGCCTCTGGCGTACAAGGTGCTACTCTACAAACAGTAAGTCCTTATTCATCGTGGCGCGTAGCTAGAGTTCTTGACGGGGCAACGCCGCAGAGTGTTCCTTCTGGTGTTTTTGCAAGTGGATATACCATAACTAATTGGGCTGGATATGCTCAAAGATTTACTTATTATTTATACGCGTCCCAAGCAGTCTGTTTCTTAGAGGGTACACAGATTCTCTGCCTCAAGGATGATGTGGAGACCTATATGCCAATCGAAACCATGCGGGCTGGAACACTGGTTAAGACTAGACTTGATGGCTATAAGAAGGTGGAACTCATCGGAAAAAATGTTATCGTGAACCCTGGGCATAGTGATCGCATAGAGGCTCGTCTGTACAAGCTTTCACCCAGCCAGTATTCTGAACTGCATGAGGACCTTTTTATCACGGGTGCGCATGCTGTTCTCGTTGAGACAATTACGGATAAACAGAGAGAAGAGTTAACTAAGCAAGCAGGTAAGATCTTTATAACGGATAAAAAGTACAGGTTAATGGCAATGTTTGATGAGCGGGCGGAACCTTGGGCTTCTGAGGGTACTTACACGATCTGGCATTTTGCCCTTGAACATACCAATATTGTAATGAATTATGGTGTCTACGCGAATGGTCTTTTAGTGGAGACGTGCTCCATCAATACGATGCGGACCAAGGCGAATTTATTGATTGTGTGATAAAATTAATATAAAGATTATACAGTATGCCATCCATCTTTTCATCTGTTTTTTCAAACGAAGAGATCGACTATTTGTTACAGCTTCCGGAAGTAGTTGCAGCAAAAGACAGATTTGGTTCATCAGATAAAGTCCAATTTACAATTGCGTTGACCGATGGAATACGTGCGGCTTTACAGACTCGCTTTGGCTTGGATTTATCCAGTGTTTCCGAGATCCCGATGCGATGGATTAAAGGTGATACAGCGGCTCACATGGATAGAGGTTCTAGGAGCTTTGAAAATACGTACTTGGTGTATCTACAGGACAGCGAAGGTGAGTTTGTCCTCGGACCCGATTCATACCCGATTACGGCAAACACTGGTTTTGTCTTTAGTGAAGGCACTTCACACAAGACACTCAATACGGGCTTAACACCTCGTCTTTTGATCGGTCCGATGAACGAATTTGCGGGTCCTGTTGGTGCTGGAAATAATATTACTTATTTTAGTAACTATGCAGACGCAATTGCTGGTACTAATAGTATAGCATATATAGGAGGTGCCAGTTGGATTCTTGGTACTTTCTACGGCGGGGGAGATCTTGGAGGTGTTGAGGAGTGGCGCGTGGCTTCAGGTAATCCTGCCGCTACAGGAGTCTATGCGAATGGATATGATTTATCTGTATTTGGCAATTACAGCTATAATGTCTACCCTGCTATAACAGTCTGCTTCTTAGAGGGCACACAGATTCTCTGTCTCGTCGATGAGAAGGAGACATATGTGCCGATTGAAACCATGCGTACAGGAACATTGGTCAAGACCAGCCGCGATGGCTACAAGAAAGTTGAACTCATTGGAAAAAATGGTATCGTGAATCCTGGGCACGATGATCGTATAGAAGGTCGTCTCTACAAGCTTTCGCCCAGCAACTATCCTGAGCTCAAAGAAGATCTTTTTATCACAGGTGGACACTCAGTTTTAGTTAACAAGATTACTGATAAGGAAAGAGAAGGACTAATAAAGCATATCGGTAATATTTATGTAACAGATAAAAAGTACAGGTTGACGGCGCTAGTTGATGAGCGGGCTGAACCTTGGGCTTCAGAGGGCAAATATACGATTTGGCATTTTGCTCTTGAGCACGAGGATATTCGAATGAATTATGGCGTTTATGCGAACGGCTTATTGGTAGAGACGTGCTCAATCAATACGATGCGCACGAAGTCAAATTTGATAATTGTGTAAAATTGAACATTACATTACCTTTTTCGCTGGTATACAAATGTCTCTTACACCCGTTTTGCGTGAGAAGCTGCGTGGACTAAAGGCTGAGGAGGAAGAACGGGCGCTTATTATTAAGGAAACACAGCGTCTTAGTCATGTAGAACGCTGTGTTAAACAGCTCTATGATGATGCTATTAACTATGCAAAGACAAATACTAATACCTCATATACATATATGCTCCCACAAAGAAATAATGGTCAAGACTTTCATAGAGATAATATGGTAGATATTCTACATGAACTTTGTCATCTCTTTCCAGATTGTTCTATAAAAAATACAACTCTATCGAGGGGTCAAGATGGAAAAATGTATGATATTTCAACAATGGATGAAAAGCTTCGTCCATTTATTGACAGTAAATATAATCAAGAGAGTATTATTATTGATTGGTCGTAAATTTGAAACTTTATATCGCTTTACATATACATACAATCAATGTCTAACTGTGAAGGAAACGGAAAATGCTATATACATTGTTCATGTGAATGTTACGATGCTGAAACAGATATAGACCACAAAGTTTGTACTTGTGGACATCGCAGTCATAATATGAAATATTGTCGCAAAGATCCTTGCGTTCATAACTGTGAATTTATTAAATGTAAAAACTTTGATATATGTGGTATCTCTACTCCTAAATGGGATATGGATAACCATCCAGGTGGAGCAATCGGTTTATGCTTTGAATGCTGGAGTTATCGTGGCGATCTAAAACAAACAATTAAACCTGAAGAATGTTGTATATGTTCAGAAGAAAAGATACTTCTAGAATTATCTTGTCATTCTACTCATAAATTATGTCTTGATTGTTGGGAAAAAACTATTAACTCTCAAAAATTTCCTTCAAAATGCCCTCTTTGTCGCAAGGATATTGGTTGTTGGAAGATTAATTCATCATATACCTAAACCCACCCAACAGAATCTACATATGACAGATTGGGTACGAGTACACGCATATGCGCAACATACATATGTACAAACATTTCCTATCACAAGTTTTTTAGTATCTGGTGTATCTCATTATACAGATACTATAAAAGATATTTCAGTAAATGATATCTTATATATGTCATTTGAACCAGAAAACAAATATGATTCGACTGCTATTATCATAAAAAGATATAATGATATCTGTGGATATGTTCCAAAAGATCTCAAGGAAAAAATACTTCCCTATGTTCCATCAAGTGTCAAAGTGATCGATAAACATTTTTTTAAGGGCAATTATAGTTTGCGCATTGATATTTTCTAAAATTTGAAATTATCTTGTTACTGTATATTAAGTAAATGAGTACGTCCGAAAAAAAAGTAAGAAAAACATTTAATAAAGAACTCCTTGATAAATGTTTATCTCGTGATGGTGCAACATTGGTAGGCGATTACAATGAATTACGATCAACAACAATAATTAAGTTTAAATGTAAATGTGGTTGCGAAAGTGAAAAAAAATTTTGTCGTATTGCTGATAATAGTGGTGCTATATGTAATATTTCTTGTCCTAATAGCAGTAAACCTCGTATTATTTATAATAATACACTTCTTAGTTTAATGTCAGAAAGAGATAATGCTAAAATTATAGGCGAATACACCAAAATATCAATTGATTCAAAAATCAAATATATTTGTAAGTGTGGCAATGAGTATACTAAGCCATTTAGAAATATTGTAAATAGAACAGGACTAATTTGTAAAGTATGTACAGTTCTATTACAGAAAGAAAAGACAAAAATAACATTTATAGAGAAATATGGAGTTCCAAATCCACAAAATAATAAAGAGATAAAAGACAAAATAAAAGCTACTAATCTTAAAAAATATGGAACAGAATATACATTTCAAAGTGAAAAAGTTAAAGATAAAATAAAAGAAACTAATCTTGAACGTTATGGCTGTGAATCCCCTATGCAGAATAAAGAGGTTAGAGAAAAGACAAAAAAAACAAACCTTGTAAAGTATGGCGTGGAAAATACAATGCAAAATGAAGATGTAAAATCTAAAATGCGGATAACTAATATTGAAAGATATGGTTCAGAATGTTCCCTAAATAATAAAGAAGTTCAAGATAAAATAAAGAATACAATGATGATTAGACATGGTGTAGAGCATAATTTCCAAGCAGGAGAACTTCGTGATAAAAGAAAAG